GTCCCGGGCCCTAACGATCTCCGTGATTAGCTTTTTTGCCATATCATATACTCGTTTGTACTACAAGGTAGTTGTTATTAGCCGCCCTCGGAACCTGTACAACGTAGGCAATAAAGAAGTTGTTCGGTGCCCTTGGATCCCCTGACAAACTAAACTCATCCTCAGTCGTGAACCACCCCCCTAGTGACCATCTGAGCCTTTCACCTACCGTATACGTGATCTCAACCAAGGGCGGGGCCAACCGTGAAGCATACGTGTACTTCTCATACGTCGTCGTGGACAGGAGCCAACCCCCGGCACAGAAGATCCCATAGCCGTACTCCACTTGGTTCCCCGTCTGTCCCGTCAAAAGATCCGCCGTCTCGTCTGAGCCCCAAAGAAGGAATCCCCCATAGAGGCCGTCGGAATACGTCACCATAAACTCATCCTCGGGGGAATCCGTCCACATGACGCCCTGACATCCTGGCCACCCCGCTGACAGCATTTCGGGTGCAAGAGCTACAGGATAGGAATCGCCTTTAAAATGAACGACACAATCTCGTGTTCTAATGATTTCAGGCATCCTTGTTTCCTTCTTTCTTATTTTTCTGTTTCGTAGTGCGTATTCTGTGACAGTTAGCACAAACGAGGTCACATTTCTCTATTTCTTTTACCACTCTATCCCAAGAGCCGGTTCTCAAACTAGACACATTGGAAACCTTCGTCCCAAAGACATGATCAAAATCCATTGCTTCCGCAGGAAAATACCCCCCGCAATCAACACAAGGCGCTTTTTTAATCTGTGCCATTTTGTCCAGAAAACGTAATCTAGCCTTGTTCTTCGTCCTTCCTCTTTGCCTCAAAGTCCTACTACGATGACAATTAGCGCACACCAACTCACACTTCTCAAGTTCCTTCAAAATTAAAGCCTTATTCCCCTGAGACACTAACTTCCCCAACCCCAAAAGCTTCTGCCCCCTTACATGGTCAAAATCCATACACTCGGATGGAAACGCTTCACCACAATCTGTACAAGGAAGCGTTTTAAATGTGTCAAACCACGCCATTGTCTCCCGGTACCGTTTCAAGTCGTTTTGTCTACACAACGTCAAATTTCGTACCCGATAAGCAAAAGCACTGCTACGACTCTTTTCTTTTTCAGCGGGGTCAAGTCTTCGTCTTGCCATATGCTCCCTATGACAAGCTCGACACCACGACCTCTGATTGCTAAACTCTGATAAGGGTTTTACTTGCTTACACTTTGAGCATCCCCTCTCTACACGCACCAACAATTCTGCATCCTTTTTTTGGGTACAGGCCAAACACCACGGTCCTTTGCCTTCAAAATTTCGCCTCTTTTCCGGGAACTCCCCCCAAGTCTTTTCAACACCACACCCCACACAAAGTTTGACCCCCAAGATCTTTTTTCGATATCGATCTTTATATTCCTCCGCCCGTTTCTCTCGCCCGCCTGGTCTTTGCCTGTATAAAGCAGATCTTTCCCTTTCACATTGTAAACAGTAACACCCCAGCCCATCACGACCCCGAGACTTTTTTACAAACTCTTCCTCATGTTTCTCTGCCTGGCATTGTATACAACTTTTCATTGCTAGATACTCGTCTGTATCGTCATAAAATAATCATTGTCCACAGTTGGGGCTTGTACCACAAACCCAATGTAGTAATCATTAGGTGCCCTGGGATCCCCCGACAAAGTGAATTCATCCTCTACCGTCCAGAGCCCCCTATTAGAAAAAACGAGCCGATCACTCGGCTGATAAACAATCTCTACCAAGGGCCCTCCCCCAGTCCTAGAAGCCCATGTATAACGTTCAAAAGCCGTGGTCATGATCAACCAGCCACCAGCACAAAGCGTGGCCACTCGATAATACGACTGATTCTGCGTAATGGCCGTGAACTTGTCCCCCACTTCATTCGACCCTTTGAGGAGAAATCCCGCATAAAGCCCGTCAGACCGTGTAACCACAAACCGATCCCCTGCCGTTGTCGTCCACTGCACCCCTTGGCCACCCACCCATCCCTGTGTCGCCAACTCCTCATCCACCTCAGTCGGATAGGCATCCCCCTTATAAAGGACAACACAATCCCTAGTCCTAAACGTCTCCGGCATTAGAACCCTCCCAACTACCGTAACGATACCCTTTTTAGCGAGTAAAAATACGGCAAGAAACAGGAGTGCCCTCTCAGGCCCTCAAACTTATCCGACTATCAATCCTTTACCGTCGGTATCCTAATATCAGAGGAGGTACCCATGCTAAAACTTTTGCTATCCTGTGCCTTGTTTCTCTGCTCCTGTGGCCCTGTAGAGAGCAACCCTTGTGCAACCCCCAACCAATCCCGATGCTCTGAGAACAGAGTGGAACTGTGCAGCCCGGCAAAGCAATGGATGACTGTCATGGACTGTACAGAGATGAGCCCTACTTGGTTCTGTACTGGGGACGAAGCAGGCAAGCACTTCTGCACCCTAAAGGAGATACAATGACCCAACCGACACCTGAAATTGTCCGTTCTTTCTGGCAGCATATGTCCCAAAGCTATGGCTCGAAAGTACGAGATAAAGCCACAGCGGAAGAAATGCAACTCTTCGCCAAAGGACTAGATAAAATGGGCATCGTAAACGGTGCCGAGTTCCTCTCCCGCTTTGTCACAACCATTGGCTCCACCATCTACACCCCCTTTACCCCCGGAGAAGCCACCGAGACATGGCCTCTCTGGGACCAAATCGTAGTCTGTGCCCATGAGCACCAGCATGTTCTACAATCAGACCAAAGCCTCTCCTTCACACTAAAGTATCTCTCTGACCCCGTCTGGAGAGCAGCCTACGAAGGAAGTGCCTATCGGGTAAGCATGACACTCGACTTCTGGCACTACGGAAAAACCCCCGTGACGAAACCCTATCTGGAAGCAGCTAAATCCTATGGCCTTGACACGCCCTCGCTAGACTTCTTCCAGCAATACCTGGAACTCTCTATCCCCGCAATCCGACAACACGGGAAGCCCGACGAGGCCGCCCGTGTTGCGATTGAATGGCTTGAAGTAAATGCTCCGGAGCTTAAATCTTTTTGAAGATCAGGATGGGTTCCTTTCCCGAGCTGTCTTTGCCAAACGTCCCCTTCGGTAACCATAACGTCTCACTCAGAACAAACCCTTCCTTCGCTGCCATCTCCTTGCACAGCCCTACCAAGGGTACTGTTTTCGTGCCCCTCTTTACATCTGCTATGTTCACGGCAAACTTGGCCCCGGAAGGCAAACACGTAGCCACCTTATGAAACAACGGGGACAGGAACTCTGAGATCCAAACGGACAACGACCTTGTATCCTCCGCCTCATAAATCTCTTGGTTCCAGTACGGTGGGGAAGTCAATGCAAAACCCGCTCGGCAAAAAGAATCCTCAAGATCCTCAATCTTCTCACCCAGCACCTGGAACACCCCTCTGTCCAACGCCAAACACTCGCACAATCGGGAGCCAATCTGATAAAGTCCATCCGCCGTTTCTTTATATGAGTCCACCCCTAAGTAACACCTCCCGGCCACGAGAGTACCCATCAGACGCCCACCCCACCCTGCACAAGGGTCAAGCACGAGGCCCCCGGTCGGGCAATACCTTTCCACGAGGACTTTGGCCACCGCCGGACTAAACTGTCCCGGCGTCCTATTCAGAGCCGTCAACGCCGAACGAAGGGCACTCCTTTCCAACGAAGGCTGAGCCCCGGAGAAACTAAACGCCAAAGCCCGTTGCAAACGTCGGTCATCATAAAAGGCGTCATAAGCAGAAAACGTAGCATGTATATTTCGTGACTTGTACCGATGGGGCATACACGCCGCACAAAAGCCCAAACCCGCTTTCTCCGAGGGCAACTCCGTGCCACCCATCCCGACTGCCCTGAGCCTGGAGACGTCCCCCATCAGCATCTTATCCGAGGGCTTATCCGGGTACGGAAACCCCAACTGCCGGTGATACTGAAAAGCACTTCTAAGAAGAGCATCCTTCTCCGTGTCCTTCAGCATAGCCACTCGTTGTGCCGTAAGCCCCGAGAAACCCAAACGCAGGGAATCCAAGCTCTCCTGTGAGCCATCCAGCAAAGGACAAGGCAAAGGGTAACTGTAGGGTTCCCACTTAGAGGGGACCCCTGGCCTATACGAAAACCCATGCTCAGGTAAATTTTCAGTTTTCGTTCGGAACAACACCTCCACCGTCTGAGCCAACGGATCGACCCCGATGAAAAAGTATTCCTGAACGACACTTCCAGGATGCCTGAAAAACGTCCAGCGTCCGTCCAGGCCCCTACGCCTAACCCGAACATTCACCGTTATCCCATCGGGGTCTATAAAGTCATACGGGGCCAAAGCATCCCGCCCAGCCACGTAGTCCGACGTAGGGAACAACCGTTGGTAAAACTGTTCACCTAAACGCCCCAGGGCCTGTCTGGCATAGGGTGAAGCATCGTGCCGTGGAACCACTACCGGGGCTTGAACATCCGGGTCTAAAGCCTTTGCTAAATGCACCTGGAGGTACTTATTCAGAATGGCAATGTCTACGTCGGGAACTTCCCAGCCAGGGACGTATTCCCTGCTATCCGGGCTCATAACTTTTGCCCTTTTCGGCAACAATACGGTCGGAGCGCACCAAGCACGTACCACCCGATCCTGCTCCTTTGAAAACCCTATCAAAAACAGAGTGTCGGCGGAAACGGACCCCTCTAGTTGGAACACCCAACGAGACACGCCAAACTTAGTCACCACCTCTTTTGCCGTTTTGACGTTTACACGTCCCAACGTCCGGTGCGTAGCATCAAACGGTGCCCGGTTCCCACACTCCAACACAGCATCTTTTGCATCAGGGTACAGGGCTAGAAAAAGCTCCTCCCCTACACGACCCCACCAGGACTCCGTAAACGGTCGCATCGTCTCTATCCTGTCTAACCGACCCCCTTGAGCTAAACGAACACGCCTCTCCCTGCCCTTCAACATTCCACCCACAGCCACAGCGAACTTCCGTTCTTTCCCCTGTTGACAAGTGTCACAATAACGACGGGTGTTTTTAAGCGTCGTATCCTGATAGGATGCCCCACACTTACGGCATGCCTTATTTCTGCTAGCCTCTCGACAAGCAGGACAACGATTATTTACCTCCTTCTCACTGAGAACAAAGGTCTGTGCACATACAATACATGTCCTGTTCTTCATTTTCACCCCAACTTGAGAAGTACAAGGTCAGATTGAGCGAGATCCCAGAACAGGGTCAGGCTTCTTGAAGTAGTCCAGATTCGTAGCCAAACCACTACGGAAGAGCTTCTCACGCCTCCGATGCTCAGGGCAACAAAACGTCATGCTGTTCTTGGACGATGTATCCGTAAACTTCTGTCCACAATGCCTATAGGCACATGTCTTTTTTCGGGCTTCCAGCTCCTGCTGCTCTTTACATCTTGGGCAATAACGGAAAGAACCTTCTTCCGCTGTTTCCCAGCTTATACCACAAGTCTGGCAAACAAATACCCTAGTTGTTTTAGCGGGGTGAGAGGCCCTAAATTGCCGCCTACGCCAACGACCGTGACAGGCTTTATCATGAAACTCCTGTGTCCCCCGACGCTGAGCTAAAAACTCTTTGCCGCAACCTTTGCAGATAGTCAAAAAACCTTTGGGTGCCAGACACTCTTTACAAATTCCGTCAAAGAGGAATGCCTCCGTAACGGCTTTCCCACATTTAGAGCACCTGGAAAAAGCAAGGTCACTCGGAGATACCACACTGGGCTCTAAAACGTGACCTTTAGGAAAGCACAAAACAGTCTCGTGGTTGTTGGGCATCCCCATACTAGGAACAGCATACTTCAGCACCTCAGGGGTGCCCAATTGAAACTCCTGGCAAATTCGAAGGGTGTCATTTACCAGGGAATAATCTTGCCCCGAGACACGAAAATCATCGACATTAACAATCAGCCAACCGCCCGGAATTAGCACCGTGACTGCCTTTTGGAGCACAATGCGCCAAAAATTTTCAAGCCATGACACATAAGTGGGGTAACGAACCCCAGCTTGAGTTTCTTCTTTCCCGTAAACTTCCCTTTTCCAGTATGGTGGCGATGTCAATACCATATCCACTCGACTCGGGGGCTGGAACTCCTCCGCCGGGACATTGTGAAGCGTGACCTTAGACGCCACCCCAGGCACATAACCCTCAACCCAATGAACCAAATCGTGTAACCTGGCATACGTTTCCGTCTGAGGTTCGCATGCTACGTACTGAGGCCGTGTTCTAGACAAAAGGACACCTAGCAACCGACCCCCATATCCAGCGCAGGGATCCCAAACAATCCCTCCCGGTCGGCAGTACCGATCCGTCAACGCTTTTGCAGCGGAAGGTCTAAAATTATAAACACCGGATCTTTTCCAAATTCTAAGTCCTGAACGCAACATAGCAGCGGTAGGAACTGAACCTTGGTCAAGGAGAAATTTCAAAGCCCCCCGGAGGGAATCTGCATCCTCAAAAAGAGCAAAAGGACTCTGCTTTGACCCATATGACGTGGCACTCCAAATAGGCGTTGCAAAAGCGTGGCAGGTTGCCTGCCCCACCTGACGATTCTTCACCACTCCATTTTGGATTACTTGCTCCGGGTCTAAATGTAAAAGTGTTACAAGCTCCTCACACCGGGGTATGGCATAGGGGAACCCAGCTTTATGCCAGAAAAGGATCAACTCTTGGAGTAATGCCTCTTTAGCCTCTTCCGATAAACTAGCCCAAAGCTGGCATTGGTTACTCAATTCTTTGGGTAAAACAATGGACTCCTGAGAAGTACGCAAAGGCATCTGAAGCCCTGATCCCACAACTCGATACTTAGGTGGGATTTTATACTGCATATCAGGACCGAGATAGTCCCGCACAAGATGGAAAAACACCTCCGTGGATGTTGCACGCATCCCCAGAATCTGGCAGTTGACACCGGGGGACTTCGGATAAACATCAAGGCCAAACCTTTTCCCGACTAGACATGCCACCTGTTGAGCCTCCGTTTCCGAGATGGCCCCCAAAGCTATAGACGGGAGTCCTGATTCTTTGTCCAAATGCCCATCATCGCAATACCAGTAAGCCAAAGACTTTGCCGATAACTGTTCCAGAACAGAGGCAGGGAAAACCTTGCGACCTTCTGGGTAAAAAGTCTTATGCAAAGACTTAAGCCATTTATGTTGGACAGTACGGAAACCAAAAGCAAAACAAAGCTGCCCAGAGGGAAGCTCTTTTTCCTCATAGTAAATTGGCACAACATGTGGTGCTAAAAGGGCATGACTTCTTTGTAGATACCCAATCTGGTCAGAACTATATGCTATTTTAAAAACGCCACTCTCGGAAAGGTACCCGTCACCAAGAAGGGAACCTAGTATGAACTCCCGCTGCTCATCCGTAAACGCCTCGGTTTTCGTAGCTCGTTCAGTTTTAGATAAAGGTGCAATACCCCATCTACGCAACAGACGTGTAATTGCAGGTTTCTGTACCCCATAAAAGGCAGCAATTTGCCTCACACCCATCCTAAGATGCATCTCAGCTAAACCCGAAGGCGTCACTGTATCCAAAGAAAGCGCCCTTGGGGCCTCAAGCTCTCTACGCTGCCTCATTGTCATTGTCGGGATACCCCATTGACGACGTTTAGCCGCTACCGCAGCCTCTGTCACATCATAAGGGTCCGCAATTTCCCTGTCCGTTTTCTCCAGATATAGCGCTTGTAATTTCTCCGGTGTCAAACCGGCTCTCTCCGCCCAACCCCAATTTGACTTTTTTCGTTCCTTCTGCTCTTTCATAAAGTACCTCCTATGGGGCTAGGAGAATAGCAGAAGGCAAACACAAGATCAACTGGTTTTTGCTTTTATTGGTACGTCGGAATAGACGAAAGCAAATGGTGCTACCAGTGGTTTCCGGCGTCAAGTTTGGATTTGAAAAAACTTTATCAGGTTGTGAGCTCCGGCGCTACTCATCTGGAAACGCCGGAAACCCCTGAAAATACTAGGAACGAGTGATGGTGAGACGAGCCAAACCACGTGGATTGAAGGCCCCGATACCCAGATTTTCAAAAACGCTGAACCCGATTGTGCGGGCCTTGGGGTCATCGGCAGAAAGGACGGTCAACTCGGTCCTCACGGGGATGCGGCCAAAATGTTCGGGCTCGCAGCAACAGTAGACCGTGCCCACCGGCACAAGACGGCTGACGATGATCTGAGCGCCCCAGAGAGTGGCCATAAGGCCGGTCTTCAGGAGGGTAGCCTGGGTTTCGATGTCCAGGATGTCACGTCCGAACTTACGGAGATCCGCATAGTCACGGGCGTTCATGTACACTCTGGCAACACGAAGGTCATGGCGTTCAATCAGACCGAAGGCATCCGAGAGGACCGCACCGGAGACCGGAGCGACCACGGGGATGTCAGGGTTGATCTGGCCATTGAGGCTATCGAAACCAGCAGTAGCGATAGAGTCGAGAATGGCGAACACTCTCTCATCTTCCGCAGCCTGAATCTGAGCCTTGGCAAGGTCAAGAGAACGCTCGATCAGGTCGAAGCGACGTTCCTTGATCTGAGTCAGGGGGATCTCAGGGTTCGAGGCAATCTCGAACAAGGGGAAAATCACACGACGGGGCTTAGTGATAGCCAGAATGTTCTGACCTTCTTCACCGACCACATACGCAGTGACATCAGGATCCTTGTCATAGATTGGCAGAGCTCCATCGGGAAGCTGTTCCACGAGGAACGTCTTACGACCAACAGAGGCATAGTCCCTACGAGTACGCAGGGGCTGTTGCATCGACATAGCGAGCTTCTGACGACCAGCGGCCGTCTTGATGTACTCACCGATTACTTGCTGCCTAACAGCATTAGTCATTTCGCTCATGGTGTCCCCTCCTTAAATCCGCTGATCCCAGACAACTTCCGTCTGGAATGCGTCCGGGGCCATCTTCACGACGCCGATGATTGTGCCACTGTTAGCTGCAGCCAGAACGAAGGACTCAGCACCAATGGTAGTAGTGTCGATAGAGACGAAGCCTCCAACCGGCAGAACCTGCCATTTCGGCATAAGGAATCCGTTTCTAGAAGCAACAAGCTGATTACCAGTGCTGTAAACCAGATCGGTACCAGCAGCGTCACCACCAATAGCGACGATCAGGTCAGTTTCGTACAGAGCGGAGCCATAGGTGCCCATACCACTGACATAGGGGCCCACACCAGAGGCCACTGCGGGAGTGTTCTCATAGGGGTTACCGGTAGCAGAGTTAATGAACACGCCTAGGGGCCGGTAAAGGGCCTTCAGGGCATCAGCCTGATACGCCGTCTGGATGGCATTGGTGCCAGGTCCACCGACGAAGTTATTGCCCGAAGCCGGGCGAGTGAAACAAACCGACCCACTCAGAACACCCACTTTCGTGGTATCGAGACGAGTCGAGATTCCAGTTGCAACCGCAACCGGATTCGCTTGCGTGAAGGCATCATCCGTCAGCACGCCAATGGAATTCCGAACGCCGATGTTCAAAATTCGAAGAGCGCTGCTAGACTCAGTCCAACCGCCAGAGGCCTGTCCGTGCAAAGGCATGTTTTCCTCCATTTTGCACACTGTTAACAGGTCGGTGGAAACAATTCCGCCGTAACCTTTTCCATTGGAAACCACATAGCTTCCAATAGCGGGACTTTCGTCCCCTTACTAACTACAGTGTTGCTATAGGGGGAAAAACGTAAATGAAAGCAAAAAGCAGAAAGAAAAGGGGCTCAGATAGAGCCCCCAACAAA